CAATCCCCATTCTGAGCAAACTGGTAAGCAAAAAACCGTTCGTGCTGTGGTACGAGGGGCCGGACCGTAAGCCGTACCTCCTGTCTCGGTTCGTGATTGTTCGGGAGGGCGTGTCCCCGGGTCCCGGTTTCATCAAGAAATCGAACGCCATGTCCTACCGCCAATGCAAGAAATCTCGGCGAGCGCTATGGATGTTAGGCCCGTGACGGGAATCAAGCGGACCCGCAAGCCACAGACCAGCGTGCGGCGCAAGAAGTTCGTAAAGAACCTCGTGGACGGACTGGGCGTAGGCCAGTCGGCCCTACGGGCGGGCTTCGCCCACGCGAGCGAGGGGTCGGCACTCCTGCGGGAACCGTCGGTCCTGACCGCGCTTCAGACGGCGATGGCGAAGGCCGGGATAGACGACGAGTACCTGTCCTCGAAGATTCGAGAGGGGCTTGAGGCAACGTACCCCACGAAACGGTCGAAAGACGGGAGCGTGCTACAAGAACAGGCCCCGGATTTCTTTACGCGGGGACTGTATCTCGACAAGGCCCTGAAGGTCCGGGGCGACTACTCGCCGGAACGTCACATCGAGGAGAAGCGGATCCTGACCATCAACGTGAACATGGAGATGGCCCGCGGGCTGATAGACTGCGGAGCCGTGACTGCCGAGGAAATTCAACGACTGGACGAAAACGGAGCGAATCATGGACGAACAGGTAACGATCAAAGAAACCTTCTCGCAGAAGGACGAGACGCCGAAGGATCAGGTCAAGAAGATAGCGGAGAGCCTGAAGCAGTTTGCGAAGAAACCGAACGCGCCGGACAGGCTGACCTCCCGGCAGGATTTCCTCAAGCGGGCTAACGCCGAAAAAGACCCCAAGAAACGGCGGGCGATAATCGCCGCCCTTCGCGGGAGAATGTTTCAGTAACCCGTGGACGATGTACGCAAGAAACTCGGCGACCCGGCCTTCTGGCGGGAGTCGTGTTTAACCGATTTATTTTTCCTGTGCCGACTCGTTTTATCGACCCTGGATGACCCGACACCGGGGTATAAGCACCTCTATCCGCCGACGCATAAGAGGCTCTGCGACTTCATAACGAAGTATGCCCAGCCGGGGAACATCCTACTCATCCTCCTCCCGCGAGGCTGGGTCAAGAGCTACATTATTACCGTCGGGTGGTTGACCCAGCGGCTGTTACAGAACCTGGTGAGCGGACGGCAAGAGCAGTTCATCATCAACAACGCCACGCTCCCGAACAGCCTGGAGTTCCTGGCGAAGATTCAGTACAACCTACAGTACAACGAACTGCTCAGGAAGGTTTTTTCGGACGTTATCCCGGAGAACCCAGCAACGGAAGCGCGCCGTTGGACGCAGAGCGAGATAGACCTGGGCGGGACGAAGATAGAAACGGGGTCGGCGGAAGGGAACCTCGTTTCCCGGCACTACTCCGGCGGACTCATCAACGACGACTTGGTGAACCGCGAGAACTCGGCCACCTCCGACCAGATAGTGAAGGTCAAGGACTTCTGGCGACTGGGCCAGTCGCTGAAGATGCCGAAGTCGGTGGAGTTCATCCCCGGCACCCGATGGGCGTTCGACGACCTCTACGGGGACCTGATGGAGCGGTTTCTGAAGATCCCCGAGGCGGACTTCAAGCGGTATCAGGAAGAACCGTATTTCGAGTGGCATACAGGGAAGTGGCATCTATTCCACGCCTCCTGTTGGGCCGACCCGATAAACGAAAAGGGATCGACGTTCCCGACCCTCTTCTCCGAGAAGAAACTTCACGAGATCAAGGAGGAGCAGGGGGACCGTTTCGGCGGTCAGTACCTGAACGACCCGCTGGCGCTGTCTGCGACGAAGTTCAAGCCCGCCTGGTTCAAGAACTGGAGCGTTCTTCCCCCGCAGAGGGCGACCTATCAACTGATCGACTTCGCCGGGACGGACAATAAGGACAACGACGAAAGCGGGATGGTCGTAGTTGACGCCGGTGTCGATAAGGTGCTGTATGTCCGGCACGCGGAACGGAAGCGACTGACCGACCACCAGGCGATAGAGTGGATCATCGAAACGGCCTTGGCGTATCAGCCGGGACTCATCGGGATAGAGAGCCACAAATTCGGGCTCGTGCGGGACTTGCTCCCGTTCATCCTGGGCCAGATGGTCAGGATGGGGAAGGTTCCGAAGGCTCTGCTTGAGTACGCCCAGCGGATTCCGTATCGGCTGGTCGAGCTCCAGCACCACTCCCGCCCGAAGGGACTGCGTATTGGGAACCTCTCGGGCTGGATAGAGAAGGGGCTGGTGCTGTTCGCCCCGAACGGGATGGCGGACCTACGGGATGAACTCATCCGGTTCGACAAGTCCCAGCGGGATAACATCATCGACGCCCTGGCGTACATCCTGGATGTCGTTGTGTTTCCGGCGGCTACGGACCCGCCGAAACTGTTGGTGGTGCCCGACCACTTGAAGAAGACGGACGAGGAACGGGAACGGGAGTCTTGGGACAAGATGCCCGGGGTTGTACGTCCCGGGCAACTAATCCTGAGTGACGAATTGGACCATTTATTTTAGGAGGACAGTATGGACGAACCCTATGAAACCATCGGTGGAAAAAAGGTATTCACCCACCCGGTTGAGTTGATTGGACGGCAGACGGCCCACATCGCCGACGCCAAGGTGAACTACACAACCCTGGACCTCGACACCGAAGCCGAGATCATCGCCGCGTTCAACACGACCAACGGAAAAATCAACTCCATCCTGGCCGTGCTGGAAAAACTCGCCACTGTGGCCTCGGCGTAACATGACCGAATACATCCTTATCGCCGTTTTGGTCCTATATGTCGTGAACGAGGTATTCCACCGCAAGGAACGCGACGAACTCCTCAATCGGCTGATGGCCCGCGACCTTCCGCAGTTTCAATACTACCAGACCAAGTTCAAGCAGGACGTTGCGGAAGTCAAGGCCGTACAGGATGAGAACCGGGAAGAGCGGAAAGACGCCAAGAAGGAATTTGAGGATGAGGACGACCCGGATAATCTCTATTGAGGGTAGGCCATGAATATCAGGACTATAGAAAACACGATTATCGACGGGAAGGAACTCAACGCCGAGGAAGAAGCCTACCTCGTTGAAAAAGTTAACACCATATTTGATGACCACCCCGATGTAACCATCCGCTTCCCCCGCTGGAAGAAGATTCTGGCCTGGGTGGCCGGGTATCAATACTACGACTACGCCAAGGGGTCCAAGACCCTCCAGCCCGTCCAGATAAAGCGGAAGCGGAAACTCGTCTTCAACCGGATGCGGTCTTTCGCCCGGACGATGCTGGCGAAACTGACGCAGACCTCGGCGAACATGGGGGTTGTCCCGAACACCGACGAATACGAAGACACGCAAGCCGCGGATGTCGGCGACAAGGTTCTGGAGTTCTTGTCGGATAAGCTCCACTTCTCGTCCCTCCGACGGTCGTTTAATGCCTGGTTCATCCTGACGAACCGGGCCTATCTCCGGGTCTTCTGGAACTCTGACGACTCCGGGATCGTCGCCCGTCAGCAGGAACCGGTCCTCGACGACGCCGGACAACCCGTCGGCGACAGATTCAGCACTATCACGGAGCCGGGGGACATCGGGATGGAAGTCCTGTCCCCGTTCAACTGCCGCGTGGACCCCCTGAACTTCGACCGGAACAAGTGGCGGTGGTTTATGTACGGAGAAGAGGTCGAGGCCGACGCGATCGAAGAGGAATACGGGTTGGAAGAGGGTTCTCTCAACGAGAAGTCGAACGTCCACGACACGATGCTGTCGCTCGACAACTCCGGGGACGAGGACTTCCAGTTCAGTCAGTCCTCCGACAACGAGAAGATTACCGGGAAGCTGGTCATCAAAAAGCATTTCTGGACTCCGAGGGTGTACATCATCACGGCGGCGGACAAGGTGCTGGAGAGTCGGGAGAACACCTACGGGGAAATCCCGGTTTTCTTCCACGAGGACCGGCTGGTCCCCATCAATCACTACGAGAAGGGCGTTGTTTACAACGATGGGACCATGAAGGACTTGGTTCCCGTCCAACGGGCGTACAACCGCCACAAGTCCATCGTTTCGCAGGCCGAACAGCGGGCGAGTCAGGTTCGCATCCTGGGCGGATTCGACGGCATGGCGAACAAGGAACATATCCTGGACCAGTCCGGGGCTATCTTTATCGACTACAACATGAACGCCGGAGTCCCCCAGCAGTTGCGGATGGATGCGATGCCGCCATGGGTCATCCAGAACGGGACGGAACTGGAACGCGAGTTCGAGATGGTCGCCGGTGTCCACGAGGCGTCATTCGGTCGGCTCCCGAACCGGGCCAGTCACGCCTCGGGGGCGTTGGTCAACGTCCTCTTGGAACAGGACGACCAGGTTCTCGACCCGATGATTACCGACATGGACGCGGTTTTCTCGGACGCATGGAGCCTCGCCCTGCGGATAGTACAGGAGAAGTACACCGTCGGTCGGCTCATCAAGGTCTGCGGGAAGAACAGCATCGAGGGGGCCATCAAGTTCCGGGGGTCCGACCTCCGGGGCAACACGGATGTCAAGGTCAGTTCCAAGACTGGACTCCCCCGCTCCCGCGCACTCCGTATCGACTACATCCAGAAGTTGTGGGATTCCAAGATTCTGAGCGACCCCAAGGCCGTCCTTGAACTCATCGAACTCGGGGAGGTAAAGAAACTCTTTTCGGACTCGCTCCTCCACGAGAAACGGGCTATGCGAGA